GTGCAAGTGTATCCAACCTATCGTCATGTTTGACTGCACCTTTCTCACGACACATCCGACTCATCTGGTAAAAGAGCATATAGAGGAGGCGACTCTCAGATGGACTGTCTTGATTCGACCTATAGTCCCAGTCGATAACAGCACGATCCACAATAAGACGATGCTGGTTAAGGACAGGTTCAAGAGCATCAATAATCCTGTCTTCTTTCCGGACATTTGCACGAATCTCTTCGATATCAATATGTTGCCCTGTTTGTTGAATATGTTTTTTAAATAGTTCACTTACCATTCCATCTCCAAAGTTTGTTTCAATTACAAGTTTAGTCACTTTATACTTCTTACATCCTCTAAGTATATTAAGAAGTGTCTTGTCACTATAGCCGTCTCTGTAGGCTCTCATTTCATGTAGGTATAGAAAACCATTACGTTGACTTAAGAAGGCTGCTGCAGTTTCGTCTGAGCCTCTTCCAGAGGGGTCTATACTACATATTGTCTCAGCGTAAGGTCCCCACTCTCCTTGCAACTGCATTGGGCTATAGAAGTAGTCTCCCGGTAAGCCAACGGTAGGTGCATCTTTGATAACATTTGCTGGATCTGAACACCAGACCACGTTATCAGGAGCAGTAGTAGGATTGACACTAGTAACCACAAGGTCAGCCATTTTAAGAGGGAACTTTTCTGCATCTGATAAGCTTGTGTCAAGTTGAAACTGAAGCATGTAGTTGCTTCGACCCATAGCTGCTTCTCTTTCAAGTAGGTCGTCTTCACTAAATCTGTCTGGATCTGTAACTTCCCACTCTTCTGCACCCATATCTAGATCTTCTTGAATCTGTGGTGCTAGGAGTCCTTCGTACTGACTGAGTTTTTTACGTCTTGGGTATCTGCTGGGCCAAACAAAGGGACGATACGAACGCTCTGCCAGCTTACGATAAACAGTAAAAGTAGTCTGAGGAGTCCCGAGATACATAATACGGCTATCGTCTTTCGGGGTAAGGATCGACTCCGCTTCAGTACATAGTTGTAGTAATTTTTCACGCATTAACTCCGTCATACTGTTTCCCGGTACTTCTACGTCATCTAGTACAATTAAGTCTGCACGAGATCCTGTAAGTTGTCCGGTAATACCTACTGACTTAACAGAAGGTGCTTGGTGAGGTGCACAGTTTACATCAAATGATATACGTGACCATCTGCTTTCATCTGACCTTGGCTGTAAGTATGTTAACCATGGTGTGTCTATAATAAGTTTCTGTAAAAAGATAGACATGTTATCTGCACGTTCTTTCGACGCAGAGATAATCATGATCTTTCTTTCGGGGTCATTAAATAAAGTCCATAGAACAAAAGCACCAGTAATCCAGCTCTTACCAACTCCCCGAAATGCCTGGATTTGTAATCGCTTGGGACCATTCTGCAAGTAATCTGCAATAGCATATTGTGCCCTCGTAGGTTGTGGCAGACCTAGCTCTTCCCACAGTGCTTGTAGGAAAAGCTTGAAGTCTTGTTTTAAGCTATTTATTATTTGATTCTCATTCATCTACGTCTTCTCTTTGGGTTTACAACACTTTTAATAACTTGATCTAAAAGTTCAGGTTCAGCTAAATCTTCAAACAAACCCATTTGACCTGCACCTTGATTTTGCATTCTTACATCAAATTTATCAAGTATTCTTCTAAATTTAGCACCACTAACTCCTTTACTTCCATATAGCTGTTCAATTCTTGCAACTAATTTTTGGAAACTTTTTTGACTTCTAAGAAGTTGAGGACTAAATAATATCTCATCTATTAATTTAGGAGTTCCAGTTGGTACAGCTTTATGTATAAGAGCTATATCTTCTATTAACTTGTCGAACTGACGTACGTTATAACCACCTCTTTCTGCGGTTTCTCTAATAATAGGTTTGTAGTTTACATTATTTAATTTAACAAATCCAAGTTTTTTGCTAGTTACTAATCTTTCTAAAGTATTTTGTATATCTTTAAAATCTGTAGCTAGTGCTGCATCAGCAAGTCGTCTGTAAGCTTCTTGTGCTTGTAAAGCTACCTTTTCAGAGTCAGCTACAATTCTTCCTAACTCTCTAGCTTTAGATATGCGGTAACCATCATCTAGATTCATTTTAAGTAACACATCTTCTGTAAAAAAGTTTTCTCCACGTGTACCTAAAGCTTCATCTAAAAAGAAATGTGCAAGCTGGTGTGGAGATCCTTTATCAGCTGTGCCACCTACCAAACGTATAAGATTAGCTCTCTCAGCCCCCATACCACCTAATGATTCTTTCATAGCATCATTTACTTTTTTAAACATTGGACTGTTAAAACCTAGTCCATCATATATACCCATAGTACCTTTTAAGGCTGCAATATGATGTACGTTAGATACGTCCATACGACCAATCGTACGCAGTAGTTTTCCATCTGGACCAAGTGTTCGATTACCAGTCAGTCCTAACAGTTCTGCTGCTGGCCTAAAGGTTTCACGAAACTCAGCTATATCAAACTCTCTAAAAGTTTTAGTACCTTTACCAGCATCAGGTGCAAAACTTGTTGGCTTTAATATAGTATCTAAATCACTTTCAAATAACTGTATATAAGCTCTACCATGCTGTTTAGGCCGCATACTATCTTTAAATAAATTATAGTCAAAATATAAAAAGCCGTCATCATTTCTTCTGACGTATTCTGGTACTTGCCTAGCAGCTGCACGTAGTCTTTTATAAAATGGGCTTTTTGGATCTATGTTAGCTTTTCTAAGTGACTCATCGGCTACATCATAGCGGTTAGATTTACTTAATAAAAACTCATCTAAATCTACATCGTCTGGAATACTACCTCCACCTTTCATGTTAAACCCAGATCCGGCTTTCCTATTACCTTTAGACATCATCATCATAGGCATTTCTAAGCCTTCTGGTGTAACAGGTCTTTTAAATATACTGTTAGCTGAGTCAAAAGCTTCATCAACAAGTCTTCGAGCTGTAATAGCTTTTAGAGTAGCACCAATATCAGGAAATGTTTTTACAGCTATACCAGCATCCATCACCATGTCTACTAAAAACTCAGTTGTTTCTTTAGGATCTGTAAGGTCAGGAAAATACTCTGATATAGTTTTATACTGCTCAAATGCTCGATTAGGTTGATTAAATCTAAATGCGTTATTTAGGTCTCTATTTTGTTCATATATAGGTTCACCAGTACGCATATCTCGATCAGGAGCTGGTGCAAAGTCTCCAGTTTTATCTGGTATAAACTTTTCACCAGTGTTACCACCAGTTTGAGTCTTTCTTAATCGTTTTCGTTTATCTCGATTAGCTTTGTACGTACCATCGGATAAACGATCCCTCTTATCACGTGTGCCCTCTTCCTGATTCTCCTCTTCGTTGTTTGTTTTGTCTTCGCTCATCGAATGTGTGATAGAATAGTTTGTTCTCTTTCTGTTTCACCGAATGTCGACCTCATCCAGTCTTGCCATTCTCTACTACCTTTTTCCTGATTGCATCGTCGACACGAGGGTACAACATTCGTCGTAACATCTGTCCCCCCTTTGCATTTGGGGCGTACATGGTCGATTGTAAGATTTTGTAATTCATGAAATTCTCCGCAATAAACGCATTGACAATTAAAGTGCTCTTTGATAGCTCTTCTCCAGAGCCGTTTCGATTCTGAACTTGTCATCGTTATTAAATTGTGTAAATAGTAATCAGGGTTTGGTAGTAATGGTGTCATTAAGCTCTTCTCGCTCCGCCTCTACCTCGGTTTGCTTTACGGCTTTCTGCCACGATCTTGCCACCTTTATGTGACATATCAGTCTGACTGCCGGGTTTGCGTGCTCTACGTATTTTCATTAGATCACGCCTATACGCTTTTTTAGTTGGCGTATCATTTATTTTAGCATTATCACGTCTATGTTTTTCACGTGACTCCTTATTTTTACGATAGAACTTAGCTGTTCTACCGGGATTAGGGCTGAGTTTAGGTCCTGTTTTTCCCATATAATCTAGTTTTAACTAAAGATGGATCTATTTTTGGTATGACTGAAGCTAACCTATCTAAAGGACTGCCCTCAAGAGCAACACCAGTAATGTCGTTGGTTTTTAACCAGTCACACGCTGCTTTTAGATCTTGAGTTGTAGCTTCGCCACTTTTGATTCTACGTAAGAAATCTTCAGTCACAAGATAGTGCAACTCATTAAAACTTTCTTCCGCCGCTTTTTTTGGTATTACTCTTGTTTCGCTCATTCGATGTTTAATCCTTTTTTAACTATTTGTAATGCTCTGTCATCAAGCTCGTTATCTGTCGATTCTACTAATTTTTCTAGCAATTCAACTACAAACTTTTTAAACTTGTCACTTTTTAAACTTGTTAATACAAGCGGTTTAATAAGTGCTAACATTACTCTTCTCCGGGTGTGATGATTTCTTTTTTAACAGCCTTTTTCTTAGGCTTCTTTTTTGCAGCTTTTTCACGTGCTGCTATTTGATCTGATAGGGTGCTCATTAAAATAACTTAAATTTTTTTTCTTTAGGTTTAGGTTTAGGTGGTAACAACGATTGTATAGGTACAATGTCCTGACATAAAAAAGCTACACGTGTATTAGGTCTTATGGTGAAACCTTGACGTTGTAACTCTGCACATTTAAGTGCTCGTACAAGTTCGTAATCTAATTGCATTTTCTCCTCTTGACGCTTGGCAATACGTCTGCATTGCTCAAGACCACTCTTATCTAGAGGAACCATAAAGTTTATCTGAAAACCCCAGTTCTCGTTTAGTTGATAACTTGAAGGATGTAGTCCTTGCATATCTTCTTTTTCAGAGTAAGGGTTTGCATGATTACCCATATAAAATGGGCTGAATGTCATTGTAGATCCGTTGCATGATATGTTTGGACCGTACATTTGACGGGACGATGCTCCGTTGTTTTGAAACTGCACCGCCTGATTTGTTACATTACCTGTAGCGGCTGCTACCGGATTTGATGTATTATTTGTATCTCCTCCTTCAGCATATACTGGTATTATTGAGAGAAGACAGAAAGCGAGGTAGTAGTAGTATTTATATCCCAATCTGTTGTGGTATCTATTTGTTCTACTAATCCAGCTGCTCTTGATGTTATTTCTAATGTCCAGTCCGCTGCCGCATCTGTAACAGAATAACTTGTAGCTGCGTCTGCAATGTCTCCAGAAGGAGTTACATTTGAACCTGACCAGCTTTTGACTTCTGCTCCAAAGACTTGGGTTTGTTTGACCTCTTGGACTGTTTGGGTTGTTGTTGTCGTACTGTTCATTGACCCTTGTGTAAACTGAGGCGTGACAGTATTTGCTCTCGCTACTGCGGGTGACAACAGTGCTAAGAGAAGAATCCATTTCTTCATGTTTTTGGTTTTTGTTCTTTGTCCTTTTTACCATTACCTGTAGTCAAACCAAATGTGGCAAGTGCTCCAGTAAAGACACTGGCTACGAAAGTAATATCTGCTGAAGTACCTGACTTTTTGACCATGGGCAACTCTACATAATTTAGAGTTATAATAAATCCTGACCAGATAACAACACCTAGACGCACCATTGCGCCTAGTATTTGCATCTGTTCATCGTGATCATCTATGTTTTCTTTGAGCTTTGTAAAGAGTCCCTTTTTTTCTTCCGGTTTTCTTTCCATTTGTTTATTTTGCCTTGTAAAAACTTTTGTAGTTTCTTTTTTATATTCTCTATAATAGGTTGGGTAAACGTGGTAGCTGCTACTGCTGTAATAGCTGCTATGCTAGTTGTAATCAACACCTCATTAGAAGGTATAGGAATAGGTGGTAAGGGTGGTAAATTAAGTGTTGGTTGTGGTGGTGGTTGTTCAGTATTCTCTTTAGCTGGCTTAGTACCCTTGGGTTCTCTAAGATCACTCGGAGGTAATACTAAAGGTACATAACTAGGAACATCAGCAGTAGGTAAAGGTATTTCTACAGTCTCAATCGGTTGAATCGGTTGAATCTGTATCGTTAATATCTCCATCTTCTCTATCCTTTAAAACAGCTTGAATTTCTATAATACGTTGTTTAGCTTTTTGCTGTACATCTATAGCATCATTATGTCTTTTCACTAATTCTTGAATCTCAACTTTAAGAGCTTCGGTGGTTGGTCTTGTCATAATTAGGATGGTTTGTTTGTGATAAGTTTTGTTTTCCAAGCAGTTTTAACATCTGTAGTCCAAACTGCATTACATATTGCTGATACTTCAGCTGGTTCTCCTGATAAATCTGTATCTACAAGATTATCGGAAGCATCTAGTGTTCCGGGTCGTAGTACATATCTCTCAAAAGACCTTGTTAGTTCTTTGCCGTCTTTTTTGATGACTGTTGCTTTACGTACTTGTACGTGTTTGTATGGACCGACAACTTCTATCTTGTCGTATTCTATTGTTTCGGCTAATGCCATTAGGATTAATCTCCGATTAAAACAGGTTTATGGCTTAGTTTATAGACTTAGCTTCGGTCTATGTTAAATCCAAGCAGTAATCTGACCCCAAAGATAAGCAAGAGATGAGGCGGCTTGGGTTATATACCACTGATCAGCTGAGTTATAATAATTTGTTAATACTGTCATAGCACCAACATTACTATAAGAAGATAAAGTTCCTGTCCAATGATTAGGTTGAGCACTAGAAGGAGTTGCAATAGGAAATCCTGTAATATATGTGTTAGCATTGAAAGATCCTAAGTTCGGTGCTGATAATCCACCAAATTCAATCCAATAGTGAACAACATTACCAATTTTTACATATCTACCTGCACCTGTACCCATGTTTGAGTGTGTACCGTTTAAAGCAGGAGTCCAAGCGCCCTCTTCATAGTCATTTAGAGCATTTGCGGTTGCTGTATCACCATTAAAAGAAATACCTCCACCATTTTGAATACGTAGTTCTTCATTTCCGGCTGTAGCAAAAGCAAGAACATTATCACTCGGTAAGTACATACCAGCACCCCTAGATCCGTTGTCCGCGTTTTGACCCGCAAAGCCATAAGCTGGATAATCAGGATTGTCTACTTCACCAGCTGCTAGAAATGTTGCTGTATTTGTAGCAGATGTGGTTTGACTTGTACCTGTTGTGTTAGTACCAGTCGAAGCACTTTCAAACTTTTTAGTAGTATGCCATAGCTCAAAACCACCACCGGCAACAACTTTAGCTGCAACAGCACCAGAACTATTAGAAAGAAAATGTAATGGTCCGCTTTGAATTTTTATATAATTAACATTGCTGTCATGATAAATTGATAGTGGGTGTGTTGCTGTAAGAACATTACTTGCTGAACCTGAACCTATCTCTATTTTGCTTTTAGCAAAAATACCATTTGATATAATACGCGCATCAGCGTGATTTCTAGCTAAAATTATATTTTGGCCGTAATCGTTAGTACCTATTCCTGATTTGTCAGACTGATAGATATGAGAGATGCCTGTATTTGTATCTGGATGATAAAACATCATTCCATCTGGATCAGATGCTCTCATAATAACATTTGACTGTCCTGAGTTATCTTTATCTTGCAGCATCATATACAATCTGCCAGCTTGTATTTCAGTAACGTGTCCCAGAGTAGTACTATTAAGTTCAGTGGTTGTAGGAGAACTCGGTAAACCTAAATTACCATGACCTAAATTAATCCTGTTAAGGGAGCTAGGAACATTTTCTCCATCAGTTATACCGCCTCTTACTGATGAAATTTCCATAGTAGAAGCGATGTTGTTTGTATTACCAACACCAAAACGTATCAATAAATCTTTACCTTCTAATTGAGCAGTGTTAGATGTACTACCTATGTTTGGACCGTTAAATGTATAAATACTAGCTGTTGAAGTATCACTTGCATTAGCCCTTAAAAATGAACCTGAGTCTAAACTATTAAGAGTAGTAGCATTATTAGTACCAGTAACTGTTAAGTTACCAGTAACTGTTAAGTTATCGTCAACTGTGGTTGTACCACCAGCTGAGTCGATAGTTAGATTTCCGCTGGTTGTATCAATTTCATTCGCATTTATATGGATATTATCAGCAGTCAGATGACCATTAACATCTAAATGCGTATTTACAACTGCATTATTTACGTGTAATGTAGTTCCGTTTGCAGTTAAGTTACCACTAACAATTAAGTTATCGTCAACTGTGGTTGTACCACCAGCTGAGTCGATAGTTAAATTCCCTGAACTTGTATCTATTTCGTTGTTAGCAGTAACACCTATTTGAATATCATCTATCGTTGCTCCGCCATTTGCATCAAGTAATCCAGATACATTAACTGCTGCTAATGTTGAAGTTCCAGATACATTAACTGCTGACAATGTTGTAGCTCCGTCAACATTTAATGTACCATCTAAATCTGTATTACCAGTTACATCGAGAGTTCCGGGTACATCAACGTTGCTTGTAAATTCAACATCTGTACCATTAGCAGCAGTTTGTAGTAATTGTCTTGCTGAACCATTAGCTAGTTTGCTAACTGCTATTTCAGCTGTACTGCTTATATCAGCATCTACAATGGTTCCATCAGCAATCATTGCTGAAGTAACTGTTCCAACATTACCAGTATGAACAACAGTTCCACCAGAAGTGGTGGTAAAAACATCAAAGCTACTAATATAGCGTTGATTTACTTCTTGAGTAACAAACAGGTTTTGCGTAAAATTATCGTTTAGATCTTCTGATTTAATTGCGGATCCGGGATAAAATGTAGCTGTTAGATCGTCGATACCGGTTTCTCTAAATATTTTGATTTTAACTCCACTACTTGGAGCAGTATTAAATTGTAACGTGGTTGCGTTAGGCAATGTAAATGCCGTAGTTACCACACCGTCGAGACTTGCTTTGATGTCCGAGGTCTTAAGATATGGAAATGTAAAGGAATAGGTTGTTTTACTATTGTCTCCCGTATATTCGTTTAATGTAACAGCACTCATAAATGCTATCTCCTCATGTTAAGTATGTTTTGAGTGGCTTCGTTTCGTTTTTGTGCTCGAATAGCACTTTGTACATCTCCTTGACTCATACTTTCATTAGCTCGTTGCTGATTTAGTATAACTGATTCGATGTCAGGTCTTTCTCGTAATAATTTAAGCTCTGCTATTTTTTGAGCATTTTTAACAATGTTGTTAATTTCTTTAAATACAGGTAATTTTTCTGTATGTAATTTAACACGCTCATCGCTAAAGTCAGAATTATTTTGACGATATAATTTTAATTGTTCTATCTCTTTCTGGTATCTTGGGTTTTTAATAATACGTTCTAACTGTCTATACATCTGTTGCTCGCCAATATACTTATTGATAAGTTCACGTTCATCAGGAGTATAATCATAAGATCCTGTGGAATCTTTTTTTAGCATAGATAATCCATTCCAACCAGTTTCTTGTAACCAGACTCTCCAAGGCTCCCTAGTTCCACTAACTTGCACAGGACTGACAGCATTTAATATTCTTAAAAATGGGTTGTCGACATCATTAAGAGGTTGACCTGTCCATATATCTATCTGTTCTGGTAGTGTACTTGAAAATCCGGGTAGTCTGTTTTTAATTACAGAAGTGACCTCTGCTTCTATATCTTTCTGTGATGATGTAATAGCATTGCTAAGTACTCCAGCTCCACCAGATAGTGGTAAGAACGATCTAAGTGTGTTTGCAGTCAGCCTACTCCATCCTGTTAAATCACCGTTAGTCACCGATATAAGCGGCTCTAAGCCCTGTAAAGGTGTCTGGTTTAAGAATGTAGCAGCAACGGTCCATGTAAGCTTAGACGTAAAGTTCTCAAGCATTGATTCATCCATATCTCTAGCATAATATGCCATGTCTCCAAGAGGTGCAAGTATATGTTCGATACCTATTATACCTTCATAACTTACCCAAGAGTTACCAATTCGTACAGTCTTAGGTTCATAACCCATTTGGTTACGTTCCTTGTTTCTACGTGACGCATTATAATGACCATTACCACGTATGTTACCAGCCATAGCATATTGCCATAACGTACCAACTAACATGCTACTAAATGCCATTCTACCTGTATACTCAGCTCTTAGGTTTTCCCATATCACTCGAGCATTAGGTGTTCTAGCCATATCAATACCGTGCTCTAATAAAGCAGCAGCAATGTCATCATCTGTTTTAGCGTATAAAGTTTTACTATATTTATTGATTCCGGGTATTAAGCTGATAGGAGTCCACGAAGATGCGGCCTTAATATAGTTACTACTTGTACGTGGAAACATCATCAAGAACTTTACAAAAGGATATGCAGTAGTACCTTGGTTAATCCAACGTGCTAAACCATCATCCAAGTTAAGTTGTACTTCTCCAGCAGTAGCTCGTAATACATCATCTTTAATTAAACCATTATCGTCAAACATAGATTTATAATGATTTTTTTCAGCTTTAAATATTTCAGTCCAATCAGCAAATCCTTTATCACTAAAGACGTCATCGTAAGCTCTGGTACGTGATAGATAATGTGCTAAGTGAGTAGATGTAAAGACGTCAGGAAAGACCATGCCGGTCATACCATATCTCATCCATTTAAATTGTCCAAGCTGTTTAAGTCTGGTAGCTACATCTAGTTGTAACATTCTACCATAGTTACCTTCAGCTTCATATACTTTACGCATATCTTCCATAATATCCCAAGCTCTATCGCTTTTAAACACAAAGTCTTTACGATAAGCTTTAATCATCATGTCAGGATCTTGATGAGCTTTTTTCATCATTGTAAACGCATCTGATAATGCTCTACGATTAGTTTCAAAAACTGCACCATTATAATAAAAAGTACGTTGTAAGCCTGCAAAGTCATCCGACAAACCATAGAAACCATGTCCAAGCACTGCTGTCATAGGTTTTAGTATTAACTGTGTGCCGTTACCAATACCAGCTCTAAACGCAGACAAGCCTGATAATACATTGTTATAAACAACACTCCATGCACTTCTAGCAAACAAGTTTAATTGTTTAGGATCAGGACTTTTTAACATACCTAAAGGTGTGATCTGATCTGCTGCCCATGTATGTAGTTTTGCTAAAGTGTCTACGTCACCATTTGTATGTGCAAACGCATCCATTAACGGACGTAATACTAAAGGATTATCATTCTTAAGTTTTTTAAGTAGTTTAGTAAACTTAATGTTTTTAGCATGTATTGCATTCTCAGCTGTAATAAACTCGTTTGTTAAGGTCTCAATAACTTGATCTATGTTTCTAGGAGGTACTTGGTCAAACCAGTTTTTGTTACGTAATTGCCAACCGGATATATACTTATTAAGACCATACTCATCCATAAGGAATTGCATCTTGTCAATAATAAGATCCATAACATGTGGCTCATCTATGTATGGTTGCATTTGTTGTAAAGATTCAGCCATAGTATTAGCTTCTCTTCCTAATGTATCCATAACTCTACCAGATGTTTCTGTAACTTCTCTACCTAAAAATCTATCAACTAGATCTCTCATAGCAAATGCGGCAGCACGTGCCTGTTCTTCGTTAATTACATCAACTTTAAATTTACCAAGTAATAAGTTTTTTACATCTCTGTTGTCATAGAACAAAGCTCTAACTTCATCCATGTCACCAGCTGCCATAATACTTGTGTATATATCCCAAGCAGCGGCATTCATCTGTTTAGTACTAAATCTAAAACCGTCAACAACAGCATTAAATCTACCTATGTCTCTAGCTTCTTCTGCTACACCCATCACAGCACCACGAGATCCGGGACCTACCATCAGTCCTTTACGTCTCATAGCTTCTGTTATAATAGGTGCTGGATCGCCCTCAGAGGCTCCGTTTTTAATAGCTGTAGTATCAGCCATATTTCGTGCTACATTGCCCGGAGGAGGCGTCTGCCTAGTCGTAGAAGCATCATCTAGTATGCCGGGGTTTATGTCACCGTCAAAACCATCAAATAATTCTAACTGATCTGGATTCTCGATCTTACGTATTGCAGCTTCTTGTGATTCTTTTCCCGCAGCTTCGTCAGCAATACGAGAAGCATCATCCATATTATCAATAATACCTAACTCATTTTCTAACTCAAGTTGTCTATTAATTAGAATGTTCTCGTTTTGTCGACTTAAATTTTCACTGCCAAGAGCAAGTTGTGTTCTAACTTCTTGTAATTCTATAAGTTTATCATTATCACCACCTAACTCAAGCTGTGTTTGTTTATATTGCATTGCAGAATCGTCGAGTGGTTCAAACCAATCTAACATTTTTCTGCCAGCTAACTTATCTAAACCAGCTCCAATAATTGTACCAAAGACGGCAAATGGTGCTGCCTCTAGCATGTTTTTTCTTTTTCTTACGGCAGGGCTATCACTATCTTTAGTAACTACCCACTCTGGTAAAGGTATTCTGCCTTTTGGTCCGAATAAACCGGGTACATTATCAGCAAGAGCTTCAGCAACGTTGTTTTCTTCACCTACATCACTCAAACCAACAATAGCAGCATCTCCTAGACCTTGAGCTACCATTGTGTTAGTTAATTTCTGATACCATGGTTTACCTACATTAAAAGCATTAACACTGCCTTGTATCTTACCACCTGCATGTATAGATGGTAATACAACAGAAAGTATGCTACGTAGTTTTTGATGTGTAGGATTATCAAGCTGTGTAGCTTTATCCCACTTTTCATCTAATCTGTTATACCCGGGTACAAGTGTACCAAGAGCATCGTTTGTAAAATCAGCATAGGATAGGCCGGGAACGGATAGACCTTGAAATACATTCTGTAATCTTTTAACAGGATTATAGTATGGGTCTTCAGACATAGCTTGCTGTTGAGCTGCTCTTTTGTCCTCAAGGCTCATACCATAGTATTTCTGGTGAAATTGCTCACCTATTTTATCACGTTCTCCACCTCTCTCCATTCTCCACCAGTTTTCATACTCTTCTAACATTTTGTCATTGTTAGCCTTTTCACTAAGGTCGACAGTACTGTTACCGTATGAAGCACCGAATGCAGAAGGGTATAACTGTTTTGCATTAGTTGGTATAGATTCTTCAAGAGTCAGCTCACTTTCTGGTAGAGTCTGATCTTCTTCTTCTATAAGTAGTTCTTCTTCATTCATTATAATATTCTGGGTATTGTCGCCTTAATAAATCCTGATAAATCGGATTGGCTAATGTCATCCAAGCTGGTCGTGGTACAGGTTGTCTTGAATAACCACTGTTTTCCATATACTGCTTAATTAATGCAGCTGCCATATTTTCATACTTTACTGATCCTCCAGACACATATTCTGCGAAATCATGAGCACTCGCTGGCATGTTTGTTTTAAAACCTTGTAATCCTAAATACTGATTAACAACATGATGTGCGTTAGTTCCTCTAGGATAATAATTATCTAATAAATATTTTAAGTTTTTAGGTAGTGTTATATTATCTGTTCCACGTAACGCAGATTCAGCTAATAATCTAGTTTCACCATTACTAACAAGATTCTTTTGTGATAAGATTGCAGGTACTGATTTACCTTGCTGTATAAGTCCGTCTATACCACGCTCTCCCATAGTTTCACCACGAGCATCAGCGTCACTAAACATTACAAATACAGTTTTATTTTCACCAGTTGCACCGGGTCTATTTTTAAATAAACCTTTACCTACAGTACCATCTTGACGGGGTGTATCACCTAGACCAAGCTGGTCTTCGAGTTGTTCTAGTGTAGTAATATATCTTTCGTTAGGATCTTCTATTTTACTATTAGCTCTGTATTTATTATAGAACCATAACTGTGCAGCTTCAGCAGCTTGTGTAGCTGTATCGTGCCTAGTCTGATCTATCATATTTTCTTTTACAGCAGCAGTAATTTTAGAAGATACATCTGTTTTAATTTTAGTCTCTATTGCATCATAGCTACCCGCCACTTGTTCAAGAGCGTCCATTGTTTTTTTAAATGGAAGTAAAACAGCTCCTTCTTTTTGCTCTTTAGTGAGTTTATCATATCTAAATATAAATTGAGAAAAGTCACCTTGTTGACCAGCTTGCAGTACATGATTAACTGTGTTTTGACTCAGACCATCTGCCTCATGAAAGTGCAGATAATTATAATAAACTTTTTTACCAGCAGGCGAAGCTTTTTTTATATCTTCATAAATAACATTAAAGTTTTCTTGATACTTACCACTAATTATAGCTTCTTTAGCAGCTTCAACATCTAATCTTTCTTGACCTTTAGTAATTAGTCGCTCAGTATCATGTAAGTCTTTGTTTATTTTACCATACTCACCCATAATTTCAGCTTCAAGATACTCAAGCTTATCAAATATAGGTATAGGTTTCTCGTTACCTCTTGATGTAGGAAGTATATATCCGTTTTGTTCGTTAGCTATACCAAGAACTTCTCGTTTAAATAAATCTTTATTATCACGATACCGAGGAGAGTAAGCTTGTGTTTTAGCCCACTCTACAAATGATGGTAACGGGTTGATAGTTAGACTAGGTGTAAGCGAACCACTCCTGTTTGTAGCAGGCATACCCATGCGGTCTATTATAATTCCTTTTACATGAGTCTGCGCTGCTTGATACTGATCGTTAGCAGTGTAGTTAGGACTTAATGGTTCTGACCACTCGCTACGTAATGTTTCAGTATTTGTTCTTTCGTCCTTCTCTGAATTTAGTTTATCTCTTTCAAGTTTATATTGATACTCTTTAACAGACGCTTTAGTGTCAAATAATTCTATAACTCTTAAACCTGTTGGAGACTTGACACTTATACCATGTTGTTTTAACCATTCATGCGCCCTAAATGAGTAGAGCTCTTTAACATTAGCACCTACCTGTATACCAGCTCTATCTCTTGCATAGTTTAATAGATCATTTTCAATACTGTCAAAATTAGTCTGTAAATGTCTAAATAATAATCGTTGTAAGTGTTTACTGTTGTTACGTTTAACACCTGATAAGTAATCAAATGTTGTTCTGTCTCCTACTGTTATAGAATTAAAACGTTGCTGTTCTGCATCTTCTAAACTTTGTTGTTCTAGTTTACCAGTTGCTGCCCAGAAATCTTGAATTGTACCAAGTCTCCCATCTGCTTTCATCTGTGCATACTCAGCTTCAGCATACTGTATATCAGCATACTCTGCAACGTTGTCAGCCATGTTTTGTAGGTTTCTAGCTAACTTTGGTGTAAGTTGTTGTATTGCAGCTGATTGCTTACGATACTCTTCAGCTTGTCTGTTTAGTGATTGAACTTCTCTTTGTCCTCGAAGAGCCGTAGCTTCTTGTTGTCTTTGTTGAACTTTGTTTTCTAAGTTCTGTAAGTCTTTTCTGTTTTGTGCTTCTCTTTTTAGTTTACTACCAAGGTCTCTCGTGTACATATCGTCACGTGCCTTTAGTTGTCTTTTTTGAGATTCGAGAGCACCTGTTACTATTTGGGACTGATTCTGTATCTGTTGTATCCCAGCTCGGGATATATTAGATCCTTTAAATCGTCCCCCAGAAGCGTACTTCTTATAGTTTTTAGCCATTAGTTCTTAAACCCTGCGTTTTTGTTTCCGTAATAGTTACCGATCATTCCGGCTATACCAGAAATTGTATTACCCCATATACCTATTGAAGAGGCTCCTGATGAAACCCTAGCTCCTTTAACTGGTTCTGGACCAAAGTCAAAGTCTTGAAGTTCTCGAGGATATATAAATGTTGATCTTGGTGTAGCTAAAGGTTGTACTGGCATAGGTAATTCACCCGGATTTAGCATTCTAGCAGCCATAGCATTTAAGTCTGCTATTGATCTATCTAGACCTATTTGTGAAAGTGCTGAGTCCGCAGCGGCATCAGCATTATCAAGAGATGCGTTTATTAAAGTTAATTTTTTACCAGTATTAAAGGCTACACTCTGTGCAAGTTTGTCAGCGGATCGACCTACAACTCCTCTTGCTCTTAGTTTACCTTCGGCTTCTATTGAATCTATATATGCTTCTTCTTTATCAAATCTCGATTCAGTATGTATTTCTCTCAGCTTTTGTAATTCGTCATCTGTAGCTGCTTTTTGTTGTAAAGCATTCATATTCATTTGACTAGCATAAATATTTTCAGACTTTTCAAACATCTTGTTATTTGTTTCTTGCTGTTGATTACGAATTTGCAGATCAAAATTATATTGTGCTAAATTAGATGCGTCTTTATATGCGGCTATTTTTTCGTCTTCAGCAGCAGCCCTTTCTATTTCTTGAATTTGATATTCACGATTGGCAACCAACTGGTCACTTTTCATTTCCCACAATTCTTTATCATATTCATATTGGATCTCTAATGCTTCGTTTCGTGCGGCAGCCTCTTTGCCTGCTGCACGGCCAGCCCCAATAGCGCCAACTACGCTGCCAATTATTCCTAGTACCATAGTTATGTCCTCCTGTAAAATCTAGGTGAGTATGTACCTTCCCACATCATAGAGTTTAAAGCTACCGGGAATGCTGTGTCGTTAAATAATCGTAATGTAAAGTTATCTGTTTTCTGATGTATAGGTAACGTGAATACAGAATGATCTGATATAGGTATATCATTTCCTAAATACATATCAGCTGTTATTACAGGATTTACGTTATACCATTCATCCAGATAGACGAGTATATCATCAGCACTATATACAAGTATGTTCTCTGCAGCTGCCGCTGGTGCAGTTGTAAAATGTATAAACCGTCCATTAATAACATAATCATCTGTAACAGTTTGTAAAGTAGCATCTCCTATAGGGGTAGTTGTACTCCAGTTAGCACCACCTATTTTAACTTGCATTTTTGATATATTTACCGGAGTAAAACCTAAATCAAATACTTTCGTACTACCATCACCAGTTAACCGTTTAAGTTCACTTGAAGCGTTAGTCAAAGTTATTTTAGGTAATGGTGAAGCTAAGGTATTTACAGTATATGCAGAAGTAACAATATTATTTATCTTTACTTTAATCTGGTCATCATCAATATAATCAATATCTGTTGGATCCCATTCAAATTCTTTAGTTGTGCCATCAGCTGTATAAGATCTTTCACCTTGACGCACACCTTTAGACTTAAGCTTAAAACCCATAATACCTGATAGACCTACAGCAAACTTCATACGTGCTACTGTAAGGTTAGCAGTAAAGTCTGATTGAGTTCCACCGTCATCCATTTTAAAATAAGTTTTAGGTAATATAACATCAAAGTCATATTTATAACCTACTATAACATCAGTGGCTAAACTTGACAAGTCTTTTCCGGGAACTTTAAAATATGTTTGACCACTTTTAGCACCAGATGATTCAACTACACGCTCTGGTGTAATAGTAAATCCAGACTCAATAAAGTTTCCGGTAGCTGTATTACCTTTAATAATAAGTACTGGAGTAAGATCTGTTGCATCAGCATAAGGTATAAAACACTTACTAAAATTATTAGTGGAATCATATTCAACAGAGCTAGCCGTAGTATATAAATCTATACAAGGGTTAATCTTCTGGCCATCATTATTAACAATAATAGCATCTTCAGGACTTTGACTTAAGCTAGCTTTACATAATACAAATTGATTAGCTTGTTTTGTTACAGCATAAAATTCGTCAGAATCTGCTACTATAGTTTGTACGTTACCGGGTGCTTGCCAGTTAAACCATGCCTGTACTAAGTTTCTTTCTCCATCACTATATGTTCTAAAGAAATATATGTATCGTGAGTTTTGTCCAGAAAGTGCAATAAATTGGTTTTGTGGACTTGATATAAATGTATCTACTGTTGATGGAATCCACTCATTTACAACTCTTCCTATGTCAAGAACCTGTGGGTTTTCGTTTTCTCCACGTGTTACCATAGAAAAAACACGAGTATAACTAGGAGTCTTACTTATAAAGTTAAGTGTAGTTCCTGTATCTACTGGTTCTATAACAGTATCCATCTCGTAGTTAGAAATAGCACGAATACCAGCCGTAGCTGGTGTTAAGATGCCATCATTAGCTGACATTAAAAATTGTTGATTAGCACTAAATAGTACTAGACCTTGAGTTGTAGGTATAACACTGTGTAATGCAGCTGGTCGAATTGCAGAAGCTGATACATCAATAGGGTCTGCATCTGTAACAGTCTGTGCAGAGGTGTGGTAAAAGTCAAAAAACTCACCTGCTTGACTTAAAGAAACAGTGTCACCTGAGATAAATCCTAACCTGTTGTTATGAAAAAATGCCCGTTTAATTTTGCTAGAAACAAAAGATGGATGTTTGTTAGTTTCATCATCTCCTACAGCTCTGTCAACATAATTAAGCTGTTTAAATTCAAAAGTATCTAAATTGGTATTTTGTAGCTCATGCGGCATTCTGCTATTCATAAGGCCAAGAGAGACTGATGGAGATACAGTTTCTGACCAGAATCCAGCACCTGATGTTCCGTTATCTGCGGTATACTTCATAAAGTATGATGTACCTACAGCACCACTACTTAGTATTTTTACTACATGGCCATGTTTACTTTCATTAGGTAATTGAGCAAGCGAAGTTGCTTGGTCTTGAAAAATCGTAAGTTTATTACCAATCTTACCACCAGTACCTGTTATTGTAAAAGCACTTGTACGTGATAAATGTAAGCTATCTGCTGTTTGAGTTATAGTCAGACCAGATATACTTTTAGCAGTTATTGCATTTTTAAGTTCAGTTAAAATGTCTTCGTATTTATCAGTTGCACCACTTGTATGGTCAATATCTCCTGTATTGTTTACATTTATTTTGTACGGTGTAGAAGTACAATCATTTATTAATTTAATTGTAGCTTGAGATTTAGCTGTAAATGAAGGTGCAGCCATTGTACTGACTACTGCTCTTTTGTTTGTTATAATAGATGTGTCTTGTACAGTTAGTATGTCAAAATCTTCACGTGCTCCTAGAAGGTATCCCTGTGCGTCTGTACCGTATGTAAAGCTAGAATTTGGTATCTTGACTCCAGTTGTAGCATTCCAGATGTGAATGGATCCTAAAGTCAGAGTAGCGACTACATTAGAACCAGTACCTGCCGCACTGCTAGCTATTGTAACAGTATTACCAGTAGCATAACTTTGGCCCGCAGTATGTACTGTTATACCTGTTACCACTCCGCCAGAAGCGGTTAAATCTACGGTTAAACCGGTTCCCGATCCATTGGTTGTTGTAGCTAAATTTGTTTTATTTGTAGCATTGCTACCTCCGTTACCTGTTATGGTGAAGATACTCGGTGTGATACATCCTATATATTTTTCTGTTTCAGTTCTAGAAATATAGAACCATTTTGAGTTATCGTATGTAGTGCCTGTACCTAGAATGGATATAGCTTGAAGTCCGGGTCTTTTAGTAAGTCCAAAGGTTGGATCAGGATACCCATTAAGGCACTCCTCTACTTGACCGGGAAGTTTTTTATCATCTGATTGTCTAGATACTCCGCCTAAATAGTTGTTAACTCTTTGTGTTACTGAAGGCATTATCGTTGTAAAGCGTGAAATGGTTGATAGCTTTGATAGTAGTTCTGTTGTCCTTGTGGGTGTCCGAACATAGTAAACTGTCCTTGTTGGGTTTCGTACTCCATAGCTACAGCTCGAGCAAGTGATTCTTGTTGTAGTAATCTTTGATACTGAGCATTGTCTCCTACTATTCTACTAGATACAAATGTAGCAGCTCTGGATGTTATGTAATTTCGTATTGGTTCTGGTAGATCTACCCAATCAAAATACCAGATTATGTCAAGATGAGGATCGTAGTCCCACTCGTATGTATGATCCTGTCTATCATAAAGTTTACCTGACCTTCTGACTCCATCGTGAGTAGCATTGTTAGCGTCTTCGCTTAACTTAATCTGTATAACATTATTAGGTATAAGTATGTGTTTATTCACATCAGGTGTGATAGCAGTATAATGATACTCCCTGTTGAAAGTCCATCCTTCAGATTGTACCTCTCGTGACACCTGTAACAGTGTATCATAGGCAATCGCAACTTCCGGGTTGGTTTGGTCTAGTGTAGTTACAGGAGCCTGACCACATGAAGTTAGTATTTGGTTAATAGCTGGTAGCTCTTTTGTAATGTTTGTGGTTGGAAAAGGCATAATATTAATTAAAAAAAGAAAGGGGAGAATAAACTCCCCAGATATACTCGCATTAGAATGCAGCGTTACCAGAAGATCCAGTAGCAGCACCAGCGATTAGTTCAACAGCAGCAGCTGGGTTAAGATAGTCTGCACCCATGGCTAGTCTTCCTAAGATTACATCACCTTGGTATACAACTGATACGTCACCAGATGTTACTTGTACTTGAGGACCGATAGCCTCTACACAGCCTGCGGCTTCCTTCTGGAAGATAAGTCCACAGCTGTTTGCAAATTCAGTCTCTTCACCGTACTCGTTGTTGATACCTGTTACATCAGCAGCGGCATCTTCGACATCTTCGCTAACAAATGAACCTACGTTTGTAGGAGATGTGATTCCGGGGTTTGTTGCACCAGCAGAACCATACTTAGTACCATACTTACTGAAGAATGGAATGTTCATTGACTTGTAGATCTTGATGCCTGCAATTTCAATGATACCTTGTCCAGACTGTAATGCTGTACCTTGTACGTCTCTGTTTACAAGACCGTTAGATCCTACAGCTTGGATAAGCTCGTAGTACTGTCTTGGGTTTAGTACACCTACTCTTCCATCAGAAGAAACGCCTTTCTCATCTAGTGCAGCAGCTGCATCATAGAAAGCGTTGATTAGGGAAGCAGCAACATAAGCATCAGATGCTTGGTTGTTTGTTCCTACACGTATTTGTGTACCGCCGGGCTCAACAAAGCCTGACTTAGTGATTGGAGAAGCAGCCCTAGCACCACGAGCGATAGCTCTGAATACTAAACGGTCATACTTCTGAGCGAGAGCATATCCAATCTTCTTAGATATTTCTCCTCTTAGTTCATAGTGAGCAAGTGTCTCATCTAACTCGTAGACAAATGCTGAACTGATTAGAAGGTCATCAACTGTGATGGTCTTCTCAGCTACTGGAGGTGCTCCATCGGAGTTACCTAGTATGCTGTTACCGGGTGTATGAAACTCGGCTTTTGTGTGTCCTGTGTAGATGAACTGAAGTGACTTACCGTTTGTAAGTGTTCTCTTCATCACGAGATCTCTAGCTATAGCATTGTGCTGGAAGCCTTTGAACATCTCTCCACTGAACAGCTTTAAGTATAAGGCTCTAGCGTCACCTGTGCTATTCGATTGACCCGGACGGGTTAACGGAGCAAGTTGACTAGAACCTGATTGTTGTTGTGCCATTGTTATGGATTAAAGAAATTGATATTGCTTAGTACTAAATTTTTTTCGATCGGTTTTTTGTGTGTCTATCCACACCGTCTAGACGGCATAAGGTGTCTCCGTAGAGGCTTGTGCCAATAGCAGGGGAGTCCGACTCTGAGGTGCTCCCCGTGCAGTTAGTAAGAAGGAGTCTCTAATTGAGCATCTTCTTTCTTTTCTTCAGTTTTTGTAGGTTCGGGTATAGGTTCAAAACTCACAGGATGAGCTTTACCAAATCCTCCACCTTCACTTTGTTGTGCCATTACTTAACGATTTTAGTATATGTAACACCACGGTAAACGTAAGTTACTGTCATAGCTTCCTCCGATACCTAGCCCCCGTTCCATGGCTAGATTGCATGCGTCGCATAGCGATGAACGGACGTTTGAGTTAAGCTATTTGTGGTGCTGTAAGTGCTACGTTTGTAGACTCAGCTGAAGCTAAGTCGAGTGGGAAGTTGTGAGCATTACGCTCGTGCATTACTTCAAAGCCTAAGTTAGCTCTGTTTAATACGTCAGCCCATGTTGGAATGACCTTGCCATTAACATCAACGACGGACTGGTTAAAGTTAAAGCCGTTAAGATTGAAAGCCATGGTGCAGATGCCCATTGAGGTGAGCCATATGCCAACCACGGGCCAAGTAGCCAAAAAGAAATGTAAGCTACGAGAATTATTAAAAGAG